GTCTCCTCACGCTTCGCAAAGTCTTCCCCGGTACGGACTTCATAGCCGCTGGCCATGCCACACACCGCCCGCACGCGGAGTTGCGTGTCCAACGTGCAATGGCCTACCGTGCCGTCGACGCCCTGTTGCGCCCTCACGTCCACAAGGACGATTTCGTCGTCGACGAGGGTGGCAACCCCACGCGCCACCAACACGACATGCGCGCGTGTCGCCAGTTGGGCGTCCACTTCCACTCAACGGCGCCCACGGTTGATTGCTTAGACCGCATCCGTCGCATATCTGCGGACGCGTCACCCCACGCATGTGATCACTCGTTTTCCGCGCCTTTCAACACCGAGTACGGCTCTGCCAGGCTCTGTGACTGCGATGAGAAGCAGCCCTTCGCGGCGTGGATGTCGGTAGACACGCTCTACTACTTCACGCCGGAGGATGTGCTCAACGCCACTTATCGCACGCGCGAGCAAATCGGCTTTGCCGCGGTGCATCGCTTCGACGCCGGCACCAAGTCGTGCCCGTACGGCACTTTTGGCCTGTATTACGGCACTACAGCCTGGACAGTCCAACCCCATGCCACCACTGGTGAGCCCACCGTCTACATGCAGGCAGAAGGCGGTGGCTCGCCGTACGCACACCCGTACCCAGCCTGGCTTGGGTTGCATGCCGACCCCGCCGGCTGGTACTCGTCGCACCACTATGTGTCGAAAGATGGTAAGCGCGCAATGTCGTGGGAAGTCAGCATCCCCGTCGGCACGATGTCGGTCATCACTTTCCGCGCCGACCGCCCGCGCGCCCCCGACCCGCGCCGCGCCATCGAGTTTCCCGGATTCGAAGCATCCACTGCCGACCTTTGTTATTCATCCGCCGCAAACCTTCGGCGTTCTGGCGCCGAGGCCGGGCGTGGGGTCACGCGTTATGTTGCGTCCCTTCCACCCACCGCGGTTGTTTGGTCGTTCGGGCCCTGGTACACTGTCGCCCCAAACCCCAGCATTCCGCGCCTCGGTTACATGATCCCGAAGTCCC